TAATGAGTGATATTATAGTTGGTGATTTAGTTAATAAAATTAAAGAAGTATTTGATTCTACAAAGGTTCTTTCTGTTGAAAGTGTTTATGAAAAAATAGAAGGGACAGAAGATTTAAGATTAGTTATTTCTATGAATAAAATTTTGTATGATGATATTAATATTATTTACACAAAACTTATTTTTAATTGTGATAATACGAAATCTAAGCTTACAAAGAATAATTTTACATATTTATATGATATTAACTGTGAATATCATAGAATTGATTTTACAACACTTGAAGACTTTTCAAATAAAATTACTAATATTTTTAAGGAAAATAAATTTGGTGAGAATATTAAGATTTTATCAAAATTTATAAAATCACCATCAACATTAATTAATGAATGGTTTCAGGAAAATAAAATTGCAGATATTTCAGTTATAAATGTCAAAGAAGAAAAAATATCTATTATGCCTTGTAAATCAATGTTTTTTAATTTCACAATTGACCTAAATAATAATAAAAATATTGATCTGACAATTTCAAAAGAGGGTGAAAAAGAATATGTATTTAAATTTAAAATTTTTGATAATATATATGAAGATAAGCAGACTAATTTGAAAAAACTTATTGAAATAATAGGGGATAATCTAAAAAATAAAATAAAAACTTAAAATGGCAAGAACCACAAAACTTAACAGAGTTTTTAATAGAATAGAGTTGAATTATACAAATTTAACAAATCAAATAAATAGTTGGTTAAGTTCTGCATACGAAAAATCAAGCATTCTTTTTAATTCAGCGTCACCTTATGGTCAAATATTAGACGTTGTTAAAGAAATTTTCCTACAAAATATATTATATTTGAAAAATTTCGTCAAGCAATTAGATATAGATCAATCTAATTCTGTAAGAATGATTAGAAATATCGCTAGAATATCTGGACATAATCCATCAAGAGCAATAGCGTCAAGAGGTACACTTAAATTTAAACTTAAACAAGGTATTAATATTCAAGATACTATATCTGGAGAACAAGTAATAATATATGATAATACGTTACTTAAAAATAGAAGCAATGGTCTTTATTATTCATTAAAAGTTGGAACAGCTAAAAATGTTTATCCTTTAGTTCCTGGTTGTCAGTTTTTTGTAAATGTTGTTCAAGGTAAATACGATACACAAACTTTTACTGGTGATGGTACAATATCACAATCTTTCCAAGTTACGGTTAGTAATAATTCAACTATTGATAATTTTGATTTTCAAGTTTCTCTAAATGGTATTAATTTACAAATTAGAGATCATTTATATGATATGCTTGATAATGAATATGCTTGTTATACAAGAACTGGTTTTAATGGCGGATTAGATGTTTATTTTGGTAATGGAACTAATGGATGTATTCCTTCAATTGGTTCAATAATAAGTGTTAAATATCTATTAAATAATGGATTGCAAGGTAATATATTGAATAATAAACTTAATGATTTTACTTTTGTTAATGATATGTATGATGATGGTGGAAATATTATAAATGCGACTCAAATTTTTGATTTATTTGTTGAAACTGATATAAAATTTGCTAGTGATGGTGAAAGTTTAGAATATACGAAATCCGTTATTCCTTATGTTTCAAGAAATTTTGTTCTTGCAACACCAGCACAATTTATTTATCATCTTAAAAAATTAAATATGTTTTCTAAAGTTAATGCTTTCAATACCTTAGATATGATTAAAATTGACATTAATAGTGATGGAACTTTAGATAATATTAATATTAATGAAATGTATTTATATTTAATACCAAGAATAACTGATTATTTTTCAACTGATATTAATTATTTTAATGTGCCATTAGATGCTTTTTATCTTGATGATGTTGAGAAGAATAGAATATTAACTTATCTTAAAATGCAAGGTATAATTAGTATAACATCAACAATTAAAGTTATAGATCCATTAAGAAAATATTTTGTTGTAAATGTGTTTATTAGAAAATATGATGATGTTTCTGAGGATAATATTAGAGAACAAATAATCACAACTTTATCTAATTATTTTTCAAGTTATGATAGATATGATAGAGTTGTTAAGTCAGATTTGATTACACAAATAAAAACTACTGTAGATGGTATAGATTCAATAAACATAGAATTTGTTGGCAAAGATAATGAGGATTACCATAGAGATGGCGCTTTATTGTCATCAACAAAAAAGAATGTATTGCAAAATACTTATGCAACTTCATCAAGTGCTGTTAATGTTTCAGCAGATAAATATACAACTGTAGTTACAGCTCAAAATAATCAAAAAAGTACCAGTCCAAATAGTAGTTCTTCTGTTCCAGATAAATCAACTATGATTAATGCTATTTCTATTGAGGGTGCAAATAGTGTTCTTGATATTCGTGGTCAGAATAATACATCTCTAATGTCAGTTGGAAATAGTACAGTTGTTGCGTATAATGATACCTCACAATATGATTCTAAAAAATTAGTTGGTATTGATCCAGTGTTAGGTGATATAGTTATAGGTGCAAATGAGTTAGTTATTCTAAGAGGTGGATGGAGTAATAGAAATGATGTATTCTTTAGTGAAGATCCAAAAACCACAACAGGATTTAGTACAATTAATATTATTTGGAAGGGTGTAACTTCAAGGAAATGAAATATTTAAATAAATTTGAAAATTTTGATGGTTCGGTAACTTCAAAAGATATTCCATGGGGTGCTAATAGAAAGAAATTTAAAATTGGAGATATAGTAAAATTTTCTAATACTGTATGTATTATATCTAACATTCGTTATTATGTCGAAGGATATGATAAACGAGGAAAATTACTTAACTTTAGTAATTCTCAACCAATAGAATTACAAACAATAAATAATGGTAAATTAATTATTTGCAAATACTGATGAAGATTTTATAGATCATTTTTCTGCAACAAAAGAGGAAGAGGAAGATTTTAAATCCAAATTAGATACAATTAAATATAATCTTTAATGAAACATTTAAAAAGATTTGAGGAATCTAAATATGACATTCATATCAAAAATTTATTAAAAAATACCTACCAGGGATTTAATAAATCAGATGAATCTTCACCATATAAAATAGGTGATCTTGTTAGAGTTAAAGACTTAGAAGATAAAATATTTGTAATTACAATAGTTAAAAAAAAGAGTAGAAGTCCTTTTGGTGGTGAATATTATTTTACTTACGATACAGATAATATTGATCCAGATGATGAAGATGGTTGGGGTTGGACAGAAGAAAATAATTTAATGCCTGTATCTGATTCTGAATATAAAAAATGGGTAATTAAAAAAGCAGCAGACAAATATAATCTTTAATTTTCTGTTAAAAACTCCTTAAATATTTGATCTTTATTGTCTAATACAAAATTGTGTATATAATATGCTAATTTTTTATAGTCTTTATATTCATATATATCCTTAACATTATAGTCTTGTAGAAAGGTATCATCTGTTGATATTCTATAATTGTTTTCTTTATCAAACCAATATGCTATTTCATATATTTTATCTTTAACTCTCATAGATAATAATACAGCAACACCGTTATTTATTTCTCCAATATAATCTATAACTGATATAAAATTGACCTCATTCATAGGGAAATGTATTTTTTTATATATATAATAAAAATACAGTTTCAAATGGCACTAAGAGATGTAAAAGATTTGGTTATAAGATATCCTGGGCATCCAAAATATGAACCAGGTAGAATTATAGAAGATGATGAAATTGAAGTTATAGTACAAAAATTAGAGATGATATTATTCACCAATAAAGGCGAAGTTCTTGGTAATCTTGATATTGGTGCTAATTTAGAGTATTATTTGTGGCAAACCAGAGTAACAACTGGTAATTTAAAAAATAAAGTAGAAGAACAAATAGCAGCATATATTCCTGAGTTGATAGCAATAGGATATTCATTTGATGTACAATTATATGAAGGTACATTAAGAGATATATTGTATTTGAATTTTGTAATAAAGGGATATAATATTGATTTTGTTTTTGAATAATAATATGAAAATAATTTTTACAGATATAGATGGTGTTTTGAACCCAAACTTAACAGTAAGATGGAATCAAAAATGTGTTGGTGTTTATAATAGAATATGTGATGATTTTGATTTACACCCTGTTATAACATCGACATGGAGACTTAAATTTGATATATCAGAATTGCAAGATTTATTTTTTAGACAAGGAATTACCGCAGAGATATATGATTACACTCCATATTTGAGAGCACCAAGAGGTGCAGAAATAGATGAGTGGTTAATGGAAAATAGTTGGACTAAATATGTTGTGATTGATGATAGAGTAGATGGCATTATACCTTTTGTTTCAAATGTTATTAAATGCAATGGCTGGATAGGCTTAACAGAGGAACATTATGATGCTATAAAAAAAATAATGAGTTATGGCGGAAAAAGATGATAGTTTTATTTTAACAACAGATATAATAAAAGAAATTGAAGAGAAAGAAAATTTAGGAAGAATATTAAAAAGACACGAAAAACTTTGGTTTTCAAATACAAGAGGTGTTCGTAAAGCAAATGTAACATTTGCGATGACAGATAATGAATTTGAGGAATATATAAAATGTAAAATAAATATTCATTATTTCGCAGAACATTATTGTCAGATTAAAAGAGAAGATGGATCAATTGGTCCAATGACACTTAGAGATTACCAAAAAGATATTATAGATTTATATACAAAAAATCCAAGATCAATTTTAATGGCATCAAGACAGACTGGTAAAACAGTATCTGCCGCTATTGTTCTATTACATTTTGTTTTATTCAATGATGATAAAGGATGTATGATTGTTGCTAATAAAGGTAAGACAGTTAAGGAAATTATTAGAAAAATTAAAGATATTTACAAATTATTACCATTCTTCTTAAAGAAAGGTGTTACAAACTGGAATGAAACTCAAATTGCATTTGAAAATAACTCCAGAATCCAGACAGAAAATAGAACAAAAGAGCCATCAATTGGATTCACCATTGACCTTTTGTATCTTGATGAGTTTGCCCATATTCCAGATAATTTTATTAGAGATTATTATGGCGCTATTATACCAGTAGTATCTTCTATTGAAAACTCCAGAATTATAATCACGTCTACTCCTATGGGATATAATATGTTCTGGGAATTGATAACAGCTGCAGAATTGCCAGATGATGATCCGAATAAGAGTCCATATAAGGCGATGAGAGTGTATTGGAATCAAGTGCCTGGTAGAGAAGATACTAAAATAAGAATACTTGATGTTAAGATAAAGAAATATGGAATAAATAAGGCTCATATTTTAAAAGAGATAAGAGAGAAGTATGATATCAAAATGTACAAGAAATCTGTAGGTGATGATATTATAGATTGTGTAAAATATGATGTTAATGATGAAAAAACTTATATTGATAATATAAGGAAAATTCGTATAGATGGTATTCCACTTCCTGAATTTGCAATTGTTTCTAATTGGCAAGAAGAAGAAACAAAACTTATTGGATCACCAGAAAAATTTGACCAAGAATATGGTCTTCACTTCGTTACTGGCGATAAAATTCTTTTCAACAAAGAAACAATTGATTTATTAAAAAGTAAACAATTGCCATTTGATTATATAGAATTACCTCAATTTAAAAAATTGAATATTCCATATGATTCTTTGAAATTTGTCAGAGATCCAAATCTTTTTAATATACAAAAAGTGAAAGATTATTATATTTTAATGTCTGTCGACTTATCTGAGGGATTAGGTAAGGATTATTCGGTTATTAACATATTTAAGCTCACCCTGCGAGACAAGGAGGAGATAGAGAAGTACAAGTATGAAAGTCTTTATGAGTTGTTCAAAATTGAGCAAATTGGCTTATATAGAAATAATGTTTATTCAATTAGAGAGGTTGCACACATTTTTTATTTAATAGCATTTGAATTATTTGACTCAGAAAAAGTAAAAGTTGTCTTAGAGAATAATACATATGGCTCAGAATTTTTAACTCACTTACCTAATGTTTTTGATGGTGATAATCAATATTCAAATTCAGTATTTTTAAGATATAAACAAAATAGAGAAGATGTTACAACTAAAATTGGTTTAAGATTAACAAAAGATAAACATTTAATTATTGATAAGGAGTTCCAGCAATCAATTAGAAATAAGAGAATGATACTTCATAGTGAAGTTAATATTAGTGAGATTACAACATTTAGTAAACATGAAACTATGGCTGGTAATATAACTTATCGTGCAGAGAGTGGAAACGATGATGTTGTTATGACAACTATTACATTATCAACAGCTTTTGATAATGTTGGTTATAAAAATCTTGTTGATATGTTCGTTAATTGTAATTTGGCTGGTGATGTGTTGAGATATGTAGAAAGTATAACAAATAGGTCTGCTAATGCTGAAAGTCTTGTTGGTGCTTATAGTAAAGTGTATAGAAATAGACCTCCAGTCATGAATAATAATAGATATCCAAGTAGATGATTTTATAAACCAAGCTTCTAATTTTATCTATAAAATATAAAATAAAATTATTCTATGCCTGACGTTACACATAAATTTTCAATGTCCTTAGCTCAAATGACATTCTTTTTAGATAAAGTACATGATTTACTTTCAATTGATGATGAAATCTTATTAAAAATAAACAATGAAAATATACTTTTATATTCTATTGTTGGTGAAAAGATGAATGTTAATGCTTTCAAATCTTTTATATTTAAAACAAATGAAGTTTTTTCATTTACTAATGATCTTCCAACAGAAATTAGATTTATTATAACTGCTGGTGGTAAATTTGAGAGTACACTTAAGAATTACCTTGATTATAAAGAAGATATTCAATGTGAATTCTTTATGAATGATGATACTTATGCGGATAATTTCAAATTTAAGAACTCAAAGTTAAAATTAAGTATTAATGGCGGTGATGTTCGTGGTATGAACACAACCATTGATATTGAGAAGATTAATAAGACTCTAAATAAAGATAATATTGATTTTAAATTTGCATTAGATAAAAATTCATATGCAAAAATTAAGAAGATTGCATCAATTGATGCTGAAAATGATATATTATATCTTGTTATTAGAGATAAAAGCCTTACAATAGGTGAACATGGTTGGGATCTTAAAATTTGTGATGTTGAACACGATGATTTGTCAATCACATTTCCTAAAAAATATTTTAAGTCAATTACTTTTGCTGAAGAAGAAATTAATATTTATGTTTTTGACACATTCTTATTGATTGATAATCTTAATACTAATTTATTGATAGCATTAGAGTTATCTGTATAAAAAAAGCCTCATTTGAGGCTTTTTTTAATCTTCAATAAATTCACCAGGAAAGAAACATAGTAGTTCAGGTCTCTCTGAAATTTCTTTAAGCCTGATTAGTTTAAGTAATCTTGTTTTTCTTAAAATTGCTTTATCAAGAATTTTATCAGTTACATCTTTTCCGTAATATTGCCATTTGTATTCATTTTTAAGCATATTTAGCCATTTTAAATCGGCATTTCTTAGATTATTAAGAATTTCATCTTCAATTTTTTGATAGATTAATTTCTCTGAAATTAATTCTATTTCGTCTTTTAGAATTTCCATTTCAATATCCAAATTTAAGTTTTCGTTCTGCTTTAACCCTTTTTATTTCCTTTTTAATAGAATTTATTTTTTCTATCAATTCAGAATCTTGTTTCTGTTCATTTTCAAGACGAATTTTCATTTCATCTATCTCTGCAATTTTCTTTTGCTTAGCAATTTGTTCTTCATACCATTTTTCAGAGTTGAAAATTTTTCTATCAGTAGACCAGCTCATAACTTTTATTTTTTAGTTGTTACAAATTCCAAATAATCAATTTTAAGAGCCCTACAAGCTTCCCTAAGTACCCTTACGTTATTTTTCAATTCTTTGATAATTTCTTCCCTTCCTTGATTATCAACAGTAAGGCTTTCTGAACAACATCCACAACCAGCAGTTGTGAAACTGAATTTCTTATCATCTTCTTTATATACACTTACGATCATAATATAAATTTTTAATTTGCGATCCTGGTGGGGATCGAACCCACAACATATTGATTTAGAGTCAAATGTGACCAACCAAGCCCAGGACCATGTTTTTGACCGAAGTACTGGACTCGAACCAGTGACACAAAGATTTAGAGTCTTCTGCTCTACCTACTGAGCTAACAACGGTTTTTTGTAGACTACGCAGGGATCGAACCTACGATTAATTATAAATCTGTGCACCATTATAATCAATTTGCTCCTCTCTTCGTTTTATTCTCTGCTTTTTATCGTACGTTATTAGCATACCTTCAACTCCAAGTGCAGTAGCCCATTTATTTTTTTCTTTCAATTCTAATCAACTCAAGTGTGAGTTCAGAAGCTACACCAAAACCATAAAGGTTTTTATCTGGTCTACCATTTTCAAGAAGTGTTGCAGATTGACCTTTTTCATCTGTTACAACAAGTCCAGCAGGTCTCTCACCCTTTGCAATTTCAACCATCAAATTTCTTACTTCATACTCATTTAGTGAGTATCTACCAACTTTGAATTTAGGAGCCTTAATTCTCTTTATTTTCATAATATTTCGTATGGATAAATTTCACCTACATTTTGTGTTACTATAAAATGATAATAATACCATCTTACTATATCATCAATTTGTTCTTCTGTTGAATCAAGTTCAACTTGAACTTTTTCTTTAAATATGGTAGGTTTACTATCACCATAATATCTCACTCTATATTTAACATCAAGTGTTTTCATATTTTATTTTTTAATAAACAAATATTGGAAATCTGTGGATCAAAGGCTATTTAGCGCCTACTTACAGCTTATCGCAGCTTATCACGTCCTTTATTTGTTGTTTAGAGTTACAAAAGTACTCTTTTAATTTAACTCTACCAAATTAATTCTTATAAAAATCACCTTTTTCTAATTTATATATGTCTAAAAGCCTATCAGCTTCATTACGAGCTTTTAACCACTCTTTTCTTGCCTTCTGAATCTTTTCTTCTTTCAAAGAAATTTTGATTTTGACACGTTCAACTTCAAATAATCTTGATAATAACCCTAAGAAGGTGTTGATGTTCCTTAAAGTAGGTCTTCTTTCAATCCAGAAACAATATTTCTGAATTTTTTTCATTTGATTATTAGATAAATTCTTCCATTTAAGTTCATAGTAATTTTCAAGATTACCAATCACTTGATAGTTGTTTTCTTTGACGAATTTTTTAATTAAGTCAATAGTGTTGCAAATTTTGTTGCTGATCTCTGAACGATTGTAGGTATAATCAATACCATTTTTTACTGTTGTTTCCATAATATAATTTTATTTTTTTTAATTTGTTATTTTTGTTGTTTTTGCCTGATATATCAGGCATTAATGATGTTTTTTGATGTTAATGCTTTATATCTCATACATTATAGAAACTTTATGGTGGCTTAATCTAGAACATAATATTCCTCCTTTCTTTAGTTAATTTTTAATTTATATTTTCTTCTCTTTCTGGATAAAATTTAACAATTTTACCATAATCTTCAATAAAACCATTTTCAATTTCTATGGTTTCTTTAATTCCATCTACTTGATCATTAACTCTTTGTTTGAATTTTTCTGCTTCATCAAGAGTGTCAAAATCCTCACAATTATCGTAATAATGATTATCAGCTCTGCCTGTGTTATACCAGTAACATTTGAATTTAACTCTATATTTCATTTTTCATATTTATTTTTTAATTTTTCATATAATTCTTTTTCTATTTTTTCCTTTTCAATATTTTCTTTTGCCTCTTTTGCCTCTTTAATTTTGTTTTTCTTTTCTTCTCTTTTGTCATATTCAGATTTATACATCTTTTCTAAATCTTCAATTTCAGATAGCATTTCTTCTTCACTAATACCATAATATGTATAATCATCAGAATCACCACATCTACCATTTTCAATATATTTAACCCACCATTCACTACCATCATAACCGCTTTCTATTCTATCATAATATTTCGCTGGGTATTCTGAATATTTATTTTTTAAGCTTGCTATTTCTGCTGATTTTTCTTCAAAAATTTCATAAAGTTCTTTGTACTTTTCTAAATCTTCTTTTTTCATTTTATTACCTCCTTTTCAAATTTTTCTTTTAATTTTAAATATTCAACTAATTCTTTAGCCTTTTTTTCTTCTTCACTTTTAATTTTTCTTAATTTATCAGCTCTTTCATTTTTTAATTTTTGAATTTCAACTAATTTCTTTCTATCTGGTTCAAGTTCAGACCAATATGACATAAATTCAGTATATTCTTTCTTTAAAGTTTCATCACCTTTTCTGTATGGATTATATTCACCTATAGTTGAGTAATCATACCTACGTCCAGAGTATATGAGTACTTGTACTTGTTCAAAATCAAATTTTCTTGTTGGTAAGCCAGAAAAATATTCAACACTCATTTTTTCTGCTAATTCTTTGAGATTTTCATTGTAATATGATTCAGCCCAATTATCTTCAGGATAATATTGACCCATACACATTCCATCGTGACCAACAGTAACCTTGTACATTGTTTTTAATTCTGCTTCTACTTTCATTTTATTTCCTCCAATCTAATTAATTTTGTTTTTCTTACTAATGCTAATGATTCCTTATATAATCTTTCTTCTGCTTTTTTAAATTGTTCTTCTGCTGTTTTTCTACCATCTTCAATTGCTTCTTTTACTTTAATTGGTAAACATTTACTACAGCAACTTGTGAATAATGTACTTAATTTTTGTCCTTCACCAACAAAAATTGAAAATTCTTGTAGTTCACCACATTTACATTTTGCACCTGTGTACATTATCATCTGATTTACTGATACTTGTGCAAACATCTTGTAATAATCATTTTTATCTATTTCTTTCATGCTATTTCCTCCAATTTTTTTAGTTTTTCTTTTCTTAAATATTGTTGATCCATTATATCAGTGAGTAAAAAATCATAATGTAAAGAGTCATAACCTCCATAAGCCCAAGTTTCTTCTACATAAACTCTTAAATATTGATATTTAACAGGTTCTAATTTATAATATACAATTTTAAATTCTGGTTCATCGATATATTCTTCTTTTACTTTACTTTCTTTTTTATTTCTAGAATTCCAATAATTGTATGATTCTTCTTGACATATTTTGTAGTATGCTGATTCTGAAATTTCAACCCATTCATAAGTAGTAGGTTTATCTTTCATACAATCATCATTCAGAAAGTCTATTCCTGTAATTCTGACATGAGCATTGGTAACTTTTGGTAATAATGGTTTAATAATCTCAATAATTTGATTAACATTTTTATTATGATCACTTTTAGCATTTTTTACAATTTTTTTTGTTGCTTTGTAATCATCAAATAATTTTTTGGTAATTTTAGACATAACTTTCCTCCTTTTCTTTATAAGAATTTTTATCAATTTTAGCATATAAATTGTATTCCTTTAACATTAAAGGTAAGCTTGATGTTATCTTTCTGGTTTGGTCAGAAGGTTCGATAGCAATCGCTGTGATCTGATTGTCAATATCAGGTTCACGAAATACAGAATATTTAATATTGTATTTTTTTAATTTAGCAATGAGAACTCTTAAATCATGTTCATTCTCTACGGATAATTGTGCTAAATATGGGTCTTTGATCCAAAGTTTGGCAACTTCTGGGTGTTCAAAGACGAATTGGATAGCGGCGTGGGTGGATTGAGTTGCCTGATATCCAGGTGTTAAATCTCTTCTTGTTACTGTTGTTAATTTGTAAATCTACGTCATGGCTTTTGTTGTTTTTAAATGTATATATTATTTTTTTGTTTTTGTTTTAATTGTTTTACAAATGTAAGGACTATTTTCCGAATAACCAAATTATTTTTCAATTATTTTCAAATTTTTTATAATTCATACCAAACTAAATCCCAATCAGAGTAATCAGATAAAAATTTATCTAATTCTTTTAAATGATTATTTTGAACACCACGTTCAGTAAGAAACTTTTTGTATTCTTCGTACTTATTTTCAGATTGAAGAATCCTTTTAGTTACTTCTGTTGGTGTTTGAATACAATCAAAATTTTCTTGAACTTTTTTGCTAAATGATTTATTTTTAGTCTTAAATTCTCCTACAAGTTCTGCTTTTAAATAAATGTTCATTGACATATCTAATATTTTTTAATAAATTCCAAGTTCTAATCTTTGTCTTTCTTCAATCCACAAATTTAGTGCATCTTCTCTTTCATCTTCACTTAAACTCATATCTGAATGTTTACAGTAAAGGTCTGAACATAAATTAAATTGCTTAGTCCAACGATCCTCACCTTCAAATTTTATTTCGTTAATGTGCTTCATACTTTTTTAGTATTATAGGTTTCAACTAATGATTCTCTAAGTTCTTTTATCTCTTTATTATCCTTGAATGGTTTTGAAATAACTAATACTGTTTTTATTTCACTTAAATGAAAATCAATATCATTGAAGTTATTTAATAAAAAATCAAGAGTTTTTATTTTATCTGTGGATTCATCAAAAAGATCATAAATTAACCCTAGTTTTTTTATTAACTCTTTTTCTTCTTTATACTTTTTCAAAAATAGAAGTAATTCTGAAAATTTTATTTTTTCATCTTCTGTTCTGAATTTTAATAGTGATTCTAATTTGTTTTTCATATTTAATCTAATTCGTATCTGTTTTCACCATTTACAACAACTGTATTCCAGCCAATTAACCCACACAAATGTTTAATTGCTCTTTCAATTGGAAGTTCGTGTTCATTTGATGGTCTCTTAAAGAAAGATGCACTAAAAATACCTTTGAGTTCACGATTTGAACCTGATTCATCATATTGTATTTTCAAATATATTTCAAGTAGCCGACCAAATACACATTCCAAATAATCATAATAATTATTATCTTCATCTGGATTCCAACCATATAACTCTGTAAACATTGGCTTAATTGTAGTTAACCAATCTTTTTCAAAAGGATATTTATCGTTTAACCTATTTTTAAATAGATTAATCCATTGTTTTTCGCCTTTATCTAATTGTATCATAATTTTATAATTTGAAGTTCGTAAAGTAATTCGTAAACATTAACAATTCTGTTGTGAACAAGTGGAATAGGAATACTTTCAATACTAGCAATAATTGGTTCTAAAATACCTTCTTTAGAAAGTTTTTTAAATGGTTTTCTTAAAAGAATGCAATCAGTAGATGATTTACACCATTCTATGACTTGATAATCTTCATCTTTTAGTTTATCTTTAATTTTAGATAACATTTCATCTTTTGTCATGACTTTTTAAATTTGATAGTTTTATCATAAATCATTTGATGAAACTCTTTCAATAGTATTTCTTCATATTTGTCAATTACACTATCTTCTGTTGCAATATTTATGATTGAATCATATTCATCCCTTGAAATATAGCCATCCTTTATAGCTATTTCAATTTGTTCCTTTAATTTTAAGGCACTTTTGCTAATGTTCTTTTGTATCATATCTATAATTTATTAAAATCCTAAACTAACACCGTGTCCCCAGCCTTCATGAAGATACAATCCTTCATATCCTGTTTGTAGAGTATCACATAACTCCTTAATAAGAGCATATTCTTCTTCTGATAATTCCTTTTCAACGTAAGCGTTATATGAACCAGATATTTCAATTGTGTATTTCTTCTTTTCCATTTTTATAATTGTTTGTTTATTGTTAAATTAAAGAAATAATTACCTCATAGCCGCCATTTTGTTCCAACTCTTACATTTATCTAAGCCTCTCGGCTTCCTTTCCAACGAAAGGTGCTCCAACCCGTTCTCATAAACCTGCACACCGTCTCAAACTGTTTGGATTGCTACCTTAGTAGTGCAAGCGACTGTTTAGGTCTCCTACTGTTTGCAGTGTAGTGGCGAACTTCCTCTAACTTTTCAGCCAGCGTAAGATCGAGTAATTATTTCCTTCACAAAGATAAGGATAATATTTGAATATACAACTATTTTTCTTCAAAAGTTATCGTATAATTTTTTTCTTCAAAATTGTGTTCCCAACGAACAACTGTTACCGATTGTTCCCATTCTTTTGTGGAATATTGACTATTTTTGTAGTCTTCTTCACTTATTACTATTTTCATTTAATTTTTTTAATTTGCGTTTCCTATCAAGTATTGAAAAATTGATAAATTTATAATCAGACCAATCAGAATATAAATCTGATTGATTGTAATTTCTAACGTAAAATTCAAATTCATTATCATCCTTAATAAGTAATGCGTAAATTTTTCCACCATCTAAATTTGTTGTATAATTTTCCAATAGATATTCTCTATCTTCAATAAATCCTTGTTTAGAAATTGTAATTTCGTTTGTTACTATATTTATAAGCTCTTTGAATTCAACAATTGAATTACACAAAATAGCCAGACTATTATATTGTAAAACTAAATTTTTGATCACTTTTTAATACTTATATATTTTGCTGGTATATAATCTGCCAACCAAACACCATTTGCACTTTTGAAAAATTTGAAACCGTCAGTATTCATCTTTGCTGAATCAATCTCTAAAATAAGAGGTTCTTTATTTTTAGAATATCTTTTACCAACAGAATATGCTGTTTTATAATCATCAGATAAATGAACTTGAAGTCTTTTTACTTTATCTAAACCAGTTTTCATTATCTTTGGATAATTTTCTTCAGTTGTTCCGTGATAAAGTGATCTTGGTGGTCTTTCTGCGTTAAGTTGAAGATCAACCTTAACTGAATGTCCTTGAGAAGCACGAATTTTAGATTTATCTTCGTTGTATGCTAATCTTTTTTTATCATTAGTATCAACTATATGATCTAATTCCGACTGTGTTATACCTACTTTATCTAAAAGTGATGTCACACTAACATAACCATTCTTATCCATCACCAAATCCTCTGGATTGTGTCGTAATAGATATGTGAGCTGTTTTCCTATTTGTATATAATTTTTCATTAGAAATTTTTCATAAAATCTTTTAATAAATTCATTCTTTCTTCATCTGTCATTGGTTCTTTCATTTTATATGAAAACCCTTCTGTAATTAATTCCAATCTTACACTTTCAACATAATCGTATAAACTATCTAATGTTGAACAATCTGCTAAAATTTTATCATCTTTATATATAACGTAATTGGATTTATTCTTTTCTAATTCATCACAAACACAATCATAAATAAATTCATCAATTAAATCTGCTGTTTCTGTACCATAAATTGATCTCAATAATATGGTATTTATTGTCAAATAATCATCCATAAAATTATTAAGGTCTAAACCATTTTCATATATTGCCTGTTCTTTTTTACCTTTAGCAACAGACAATTTTATAAAGTTCTCAAATGTTTTCTTTTCCATTTTGTTTATTTTTTACCAGTCTTCTACGTTTGAAAAATCTTTACCTACTTCTGCAATTCTAGAATATACATAAAGACCATCACCAATTCCAGTTGGAGTAAATCTGTATTCATAAGTGCCATATTCACCAAAAACTTCTTTTATGTGTTCTTGCCACTCTTTTATTTGCAATTCTTGTTTTTCTGTTGTTTTAAATTCCATAATTATACTAATTTAATTTTAAATCCCATTTTTTCAATTGCTATGATTGCTTCTGCATTTGCCATAGCATCATTTACTGGATTGTGGTCGTGCTTTGTCTTTCTCAAATGTTTCCAACTTGCCTTTGAATCATATTTCATTCCACAATACATATCACCAATTCTACGACTTGACCATCCAAATGGATTTACTCCATTATTGTATTCTAAAAAATACAAATTTACCCAAGGAAAATCGTATCCATTATTATCTGATATTAAAACTGGTTGTCCAATTGAATTCTCTTTAATCCATTCTGCACATTCTGGCATAACTTTAAATGGATCATCAAAAGTTAAGTGTTCTTCTCTTGAAAATCCACTAATTTTTAGTGCATCTGGTTCCCAAAAATCTGTTTTTGGTTTTACTTTACCATAAAATGTTTTGCTTAAACTTGGTTCTACAAGAACCAATCCAAAACAAACCATTGAATTTCTTATAAAATTCGGACCATCCGATTCGACATCTGCTACGAAAAAGCTCATATTTTAAATTTTTTAATCTCATTTAATAATCCTTTTTCAGATGTTGCCATAAACATAATACTATCTTTATTTTCATTATATGCAACATCAGAATTTCTATCTAAATCATAATCACAGAATTCCATTAATCCATGATTTTCTAATTCTATTTTATACTTATCATATCTATCTACAACGGTGTCTGTATCTACTTTACCAAGTGATACTTCTACATCATTAGATATGCAATGCTGTAGAAACTTCATATTTAGTTCAGCTTCATCTGTTTTAAACAAATATATTGTATCTCCAATTTTTAATTCTCCCCAATTTTTTATTTTCATACCGCAAATATAATCATTTTATTTCAATTAAAAAAGCAATTTTTTAAATCCTTTATCAGAATGAATATCTCTTGTAACATTAGCCATCCATTTATCTTTAAATTTGAAAATTAGTGGTTCATTATATAAATTTAATTCTGCGATGTGCCAATTTCTACCATCTTCTTTAAGATAATTTAGCATTTTATTATAATCAATAAATATTGTACCGCCTTTACCAGCACCACCAAATTCTTCATAATTTTCAAAATGTTCTGAAATATGATGTTTCCAAGCCATGCCAGTATATAATTTTTTCATTTTCTATCAAATTTTTGATATGTTGGAATTGAAGGTATATAATCAGTTCCCCATAAATCTGAAGTAATCATTAAATCCGCTGTATGTCTGTTACAAGCAACTGGAATATTATGTATTCTACATTGTCTTAATAACATCTGAATATCAGCTTCATGTGGATTTGCGGATAAATCATCAATTAAAAATACACACATATCTATTTTACCTTCAACCACCATAGCTGCAATTTGCGCATCACCTCCCATTGGTCCTGAATTCATTTTTTTAATAGAAATACTGTCAATATCGTGTTTATCAACATATTCTTGTATAACCTTTTCAACTAATCCTCCAGTTGTACCTGTACATACAAGTTTGTTTTTTTGTAGTGTTTTTACATTATATTTAACCCATTCCATCATATCTACTTTTCTTGCATCATGAGCAATAATTGCTATCGTCTTGTTTTTTATCATTTTCTTCTATTACTTTTTTAATTTTATTTAATTTTTTCTTTCTTTCTTCTCTTATATCAAATTCCTCATATTCTACAATTCTTGGCGACGACCAAGCATCTCCACCTAAAAGCTTATCATATAATTTATCAGCTTGTTTTTTTGTTAGATTTTTACCCATAAGGCTTTCAGCCATAAAATCTCCATAGAATACTTTATATTTTTTCATTTTCTTTCAATAATTTTGAAAATTCGTATTCAAATATTATATTTTTAGGTATATCTATTTGAGAAAACATATCAGCCATTTCTTGATTTGAATAACCATTTAAGTTTGTTTTTGTTCCTGAATATGCAACTATAAAATCCAAATTAGGATTTTCTTCTGCAAATAGATATAATTTTTTTATTTGTTCAATAATATGGTCTGATGAAACTGATGGATGCTTATATTTTGTCAAATCCTTTGTCACAATTGCATATGATTGTCCTTGTAATCCATATGCTTGACCATATTTAGCGCCAAAGTTTTGTTTTGCACATAACGCGGCTCCTTTACCGTGACGACCTTGTGTATTACTGCCAAATACGAATATTTGGTTTTGTTTTAATTTTGTTCCTATTCCTTTATAAGTCTTCATATTTTGGCGGTGGATTTAAGTGCCAATTGCCGTCAGCATCAATAGTGAAACTTTCAGGTTTCATTGGTTCATATCCCCAAGTACAAAATCCTGAACAGTTTTCGTTTTCACAGGTATTAGTAAATCTATTTTCTACTCCCCATTCCTGACCACATAATACACATATAGATTTTCTTTTTTCCATTTTATTCATTTTTATTTATCTTTTCTAATTTCATTTTTCTTTCTTTCCTTTTTAGATATGTCTGTTGATATAGTTCATATACATTATTATGCATAAGATTTTGTTTTAATGCATTTTCATAATATTCGTCTGTCCAATTTTCTTCTTTTTTATATTTATCTAACAACTCTATCAATTGAAGAAGTAAACTTTCATCTGTCACTTTTGATATATCACCCCAAAAATGACCCATTCTACATATTGCTGTTGTTGGATGCCAAATGTGGAAAGACCCATAACTTCCGTGATTTGGATTATAAGGTGGCTCTTTAATAATTTTATATTCTATTAATTTGAGATATATTAATCTAATTTTCCATTTTAACCAATTCTCCATTTTATTTATTCTTTATTTAGATGTCTTTTCATTCTATATAAAATATTTGGTGATAAACCACAATATCCATCAGTTTGAAAGAAACTTGACATTTGTTCAGTTAACATATCACTATCATCATCAAGAATAGCATATTTTTCAATAGTTTGATTGTGAGTAAATACAGCTTCATCCATCCATTCTTTTATTTCCGTGCCACGTTCAGTTCTTCTAGCACCAGTAATGCCTACAAACACATCAGGATTGAATCCAAATAGTATTAATGCTTTATTCCATTCATCATTATTGTTAAAATGCCTTTTCCAGACAGAAGATATACAAATTTTGTAGTCCTCCGTGTTACATAATTCTGACAACCATTTCCATTTTAATGGTTCAGTTTCTTCTTCTAACCTTTTGAAAAGATACTCAAATTTTCTATGATTTTTTGGTGGTTTATAATTAGCAAGAGATACACCTTTGTGTTCAAAGCCATTAAATACATATCTTACTTTTGATTTTAGAATCCACCAGTACGTAATAGGTCTAAGCCATCTTCTTTTATGTCTTTTTTCATAAAAAAGTTGGGAATTCATAACTCCGTCTATGTCCAAAAATATTATCTTCATATTACAAATATACTAATTTATATTAAAATAAAAAAGAGAAGATTAAACAAATAATCCCCTCTTTTATTCTAAATTACTACATTTCTTAATTACCTTTTGTAGCTTCAACAGATGCCGCTCTGTAAGGTGTAACTAATTTTTTAATTTCACCCAATGCCTTACGAACATCAGCTTCAGCGGTTTTGTTACCTTTTTCAACGAATTTTGCGTGTCTTTCTTGTACAATTGCGAATTGTTCTAAAAGTTGTGCATAAAGTTCTTCCATATTTATCT